GTATAATCAACCTTAGCAAACTTTGGTTTGTCGGGTATTCGTAGGTCAAATTCTTGGTCTTGAATGAACAAGCAAGAAGCAGGTAGTGTAGTCAAAGGAGTAGTCTCTATTTCGCATTGAATTAGATGTTGCAGTGATGTAAAATACCCAGTGGCATTTACTACTTCGTCAAGTTTAGGCAGAAGCCTCACATCTTGGCGATTGTAGTCCACATAAGTTCCTATGTCAGTGTAGTAGGTGTCATGACCGTCCTCAAGAGGAACTTTGCGTTCTCCCAAAACAAAATCTGCTATGTCATCGAGTTTCTGCCCTGCGAGTTGCCCGTTCTTTATCGTCCACAGTTTCTTGAACGCCACCATCAAATCAAAACAGATACGGGCTACGATGGGTTGATTCCAACGCTTGTCCGACCAGTTGTATTTGTAGATGTGTTTGTTGAGAGGGGATAGTGATTCGGGTTTCAGTCCATTCCTACGCATTCTCGTGCAGATTTGGTAAATATCTGCGTCAACAACATACCAACCTGCTATGATGTCGGGGTCTTGTTTCTTCATGTGAGCCGCAAAATCAGCAAGTAGTTGCCTCTCGTTAGCAAATGCTTTAGCGGGAGGGTCAAAGACAACTTCTTGTAACCCATCGGGGTGATTTTTACATGGTATAGAATTCACCATTCCCGCTTTGACTTCGGGGTGGGTGAGCCATGTGTATGTTTTGCCTGTATATGAATCCAAAGCAGTAAGTATAGTTATCTCACCCGATTCCTGTTTCCATTCACCGTCAAGATACCAAACCCTATGCTCGTAGTTGGGGAATGGTTCTTCTCCTTCAAGGATTCTATCATTGAGTATTTGATTAGCGAAAGGCATTGAAGCCTCCCATGTCGAACCCCTGTAATGCTTGACCCATTCCGACCTATCATAATCGGTTCGGAATGAAACCTTCGTCAATTCCTCTCCGTAAACACCTTCGTATTTCTCATCATCTACGATGATACCGTAGGTATCGGAAGGTTTCTTGTCAACAAAACAGTAGGGGTGTCGAGTAATCAGTTCCTCTTTACGCTCAAGCGTTTCGGGGTCACGATACCTTACCGATATTGTTCTGCCATTCTTGTGTGAAACAATCATATCAAACAATCTATTATCGTCAGTATTTAGTTCTTGTTGTAACCACGCTTTCGAGTCTCAATACCATGCTTGTTTAACCAAATGTGGATAGTCATAGCACTCACACCGCAATAGTCCCCAATAGTCTGCATGGAAAGTCCGTCTTTCTCATACTTTTGTTGAAGCCACTTCTTGTCACGATATGACTCATTTCTACACTTGATTTGCATTACTATTTGATTGACCCAACTGCACTGGGGACAAGTCGTGTTTATCTTAGTAGGTTCTGCCTTGATAATAGAATTACTACCAAGAACAATAAATCCTACATGACCACAATCCATCCATTCATATCTCATCTTCTTCACCTTTCTTCAAATACACTGTTTGTGCGACTCCGCTTTCTCCCAAAACATATCTACCGAGTTTCTCGTAGTTTGGGTCTTTGGCACAAATGAACTTCATAAATGCCGCAATCCTTTCGTTAGATACTCTAAGAACTCTACCGTTTCTTCTCACTACACAATCTTTTATGTCGTGATTGGTAAACTTCTCACCTTCTTCAAAGTCGTAATGCAAAACGCATAACATGGTTATTTTCCAGTATAGTTGACCCTTTCTCCTGTTGGAGTAGAGCCAATCTTCAAGGACATGACCACGAATCACTGCTTCTACTTCTTCGACAGTAAACGAAGGTATGTTTTTGAAAACATGAAAGTCATTATCTCGATTCGTCACAATACCCCCGCTTGAAATACCCAGTCACCGTTAGTAAAACTCAGTATCAGTCGAGTCCCTTGATTGTATTCCGAGAAGTCAAGGAATGACAGTTTAACCTTACCACTGTAATGCTTGATGATGTTTTCTAATCCACCTTCAAACTCAGCAGTAAAGTCATCACCCGAATACTCGTCGCACAGAATACTGGTGGTCATACCTTTGAAATGGTCGCCAACAGAAACAGATAACTCGCTACCGTCGAAGTCAAATCTGTATCGGTTTAACTTCTGCCCGTTGATTCCATCGCACCTAAGAGCGTCCCAAAGCACCGAAGATTCTATCTCAGCAGTAAAGAACGGATTGATTTGCTCACCGTCTTTAACAATGTAAGTGTCGCCTTTGATTTGTTTAGACCTTTCGATAGCCTGTTCTTCTCTTTGGGCGAGAGTATCTCTACTGTTCTCGTAAGCCTTGGAGTTGAAACCACCAACAAGAGTAGTCTGTTTGTTAGAGGACTTGACAAGCACTGAGTCTTTTTCTTTGTTGAAAGTCAGTGTCACTGTCTCTCCATGATACTTGAGAACACCATTTAGTCTATCAATATCGGGAACAGGGATAGTATCGTCTTTCTGCTCGTCCACTTTGCATGAGAATCTTGAGAGACTGGTCTTGCCGTCCTTGACTATGCAGATAGTTTGGAGGACTGAATCTTTTAGATTCAATACACAACTACTAACCTGTTGTTGATTTTTACCGTTGATGAATTGTTCTCTTGAAGTGGCAGATAACAGATGACTCAGTATCTTATTATTCACCTTCATGAGACTCACCACATTCTGTGTATCAGCATCGCATCGGGATTCATTTTTGCTACTTCGTCTTGTAGTTCGACAACTGCCTTATACAACTTCCCATTATCGTCAACATCATCGAGAGCGTTTTCAGTGTCGGCAATTCTTGACTCCAATTCTTCAAGCCTTTTAGTAATCGCCTCGAAAGTGGAGATGATTAACTCCGATTGCTTAACAACCGCTTCTGCTAATTGTAGTGTGTCCATGCTCACCACTCCAACGGAATACCGTTCCATTCAACCTTCTCGCCCTTGACTCTAAGAATGTCGTAGGATTTGCCGAGATGTTCCATGTTCTTACCTTTCATTTCTTCGACTACGCCACGGATAACGAACTCGCCTTCTGCCAAGTTCTTGTCGGCTTCAACGCCTGCCGCCTTGTCACCTTTCTTGGTGTATCGGGTCAAGAAAATCTGTTGACTTACGAATCGCTGAGTGCTATCCACCCAGTCAACTACCTCGCCTACTTTCATCATAGCCTTAGTGCCGTTACCAATATCCATGTATTGCTTCTTGTCTTTCAAGTGGAAAGTAAAGAACACATAGGGGATAGGTAGAGCAGTCAATCGGTTGAGAACGCTCTTGAAAATCTTGTTTCGCTCACGCCACTCTTTTTGATTGAAGTTGTCACCTTCTTCTTGAATCACGCCTCGGTTGATGAGTCGCTCGGTCATAATGAACTCGCACCACTTGAGGAATGTAGAGCCACCATCAAAGATGACTGCCCCGATGTCGTCACTTTGCTCACCGATAATCGAGATGAACCATTCAAGTTTGTCAACTACTGCATTCCAGTTGCAGTTGTTTTCTTCGTCCCACATCGCCTCATCGAGTTCGTCAATCATGGGAATGACTTCGATTTTGTCAGCATTTTTTACCTTGGAGGATAGCAAGTAATCCACCGTGTTTTGAGCCGAGTTGTCACAGTCAATGATAATGATTCGCTTATCAGTGTGCTTCAAAGCGAGGTCACAGGCAGTCCCAGTCTTAGTGGTGTTTTCCTTGCCGACCAACGCCATTCGGATTGGGGCATGGTTCTGCCTTTTTTTGTTGAACTGCTCACGGTAGTAGTCAGCACCGTATTTGACTACGGTTGACTGCTCTACCGCTTGCTTGGAGTTAGCCCACGCCATCAGTCCCAACCTCCGTCATCGGTTTGTGGGCTTGATAGTGCCATAGATTCTGCACACCACCAACCAGTGATTGAGAGTCGTGCTTCATCGTCACGGCTGATGTAAGGTTGTCCTACAACAAGCAGTGTGCTACCAACCGAGAAGTCCACATACTGCTCATGAGAAGCAGGCACATAGATGTCAACAGTTCCCGCAGTAGACATAATATCAAGGTCGCCTACGGTCACAATGTAACCTCCGTTGTCTCTTGGGTCAATGTGGACTACTTCTGTAAGGGCAGAAGCAAGTGCGTCCCATCGTGTTTTGTCATCAAGAGTTTCTACATAGGAACGAATCTGTTGTAGACCTTCGCTGAGGAACTCGATACCATCAACTCCTTGAATGATAGTGTCGGGTGCATCGCTGAAAATTTGTTGGATAGAGTCGTCACGGTAGAAAGTAGAGACACCTGCTTTACCCCATGCGACATCACCTCGTCCACTTCGCATAGCAATTCTACCTGCTACGAATGCAGGGAATTGTTCTTCTGCAAGAGTGCCACTGAAACGGAATGTGTGAAGTCCGACTTCACCGCCATTAGCACGACCCAAGAACATACAGGAACGGTCTTTCTCGCTCAAAGGTCGAGCGTTGCCGTATTTGAAGTTCTTGTCTCCCGATGGGAATGTCGGGCTTACTTTGTCCCAAACCAAGTGGAAATGAATTCCGTCTGTTGCTTCGTAAGTGTTCTTTGGTAGTGCCGCAATTTCTGTTGAAGAAACATCGGTGTCAAAGTCCTCACCACGAGCAAGATAGCCGTTGTATTTCTTGGTGAATGTGCCGTCATTGTTATCTTCGTAAAGAGTAACAATGCCTTGTTCAACCAATCCATCAATCACTTCTTCGGGTGCATTCGCAATTTGTGTAGCCATTTTCTTGTAAGCAAGTTCAGCCCAGTCCTTGTATCTTGGAACGCTAAGGAACATACCTTCGTAGACAGTAGCACCGCTTCGGGATAGTCTGTCGTTTTCCGATTTGATTTGACGACCAACCATTCGTAGAGCCTTGATGTTACAATCCTCTTCCGACAGTCCACTGTCAAGCCATGTGTTCCTTTGTTCTGCAAGGAAGGACTCCATTCGTGAACGGAGTGCATCTTCTGTGCAACCAATATTCTTACTAATTTTACCAATCATAGTATCTATATCAACCATAGTTATTACCTCATTTTTACCTTCTATATCGCCAGTATATAAACTGTTTCACTCCGCCAACCTTCTACAAAAATCCCAAACCACATAATGCGGTTCGACACCCATAATCAAATCACGGTGAGCCTGTGTTGACGCATCAACAAGTCTCATTTTGTTATGTGGTTCTGCGGAGGAATCTATACCATAGCGGAATATCGCATCTATCGTCTTGCGTAGATTGTATTCGCCTTCAATCATTTTAACTGCTTCTTCGACCTGCTTCTCCTTGAAAAGCAACTTGAGAACCCTGTGACTATTCAGTGGCGGTTCTTGAAGCGAGAGAATAAAATCTGTTCTATCTTCGACAGGTAGTGAGTGATATGCTTGTAGTGTATTGATAGCATTCCTCAAGTCACCTTGGTTAGAACTTGCTATGATACCGAAGTGGTCGGGGTTAGATTCAACTCCCTCCTTACTTTCAATTGTTTCAAGCCTTTGCATCATTTGTTTTTCGTCAATCGGTGCGAATGTTCGCACTTGGCATCGAGATTGAAGCCAAGGAGAAACCTTTGACAAATCATTACAAGTCAAGATAAAGAAACCCTGTGCATCTTCGATGACACCTTTGAGAGAGGACTGTGCCGCTTCGGTCAACTGGTCTGCTTCGTCCAAAAAGAAAATAGTTTCATATTGACCAAGCCGTGTCATCAGTGCTATTTCCTCAACGAATTCGATACCACGCTGACGCTTGCTTGAAGCATTGTATTTGTGGATAGCATAACCCAGTGTGTTTGCTATGATATGAGCGAGAGAAGTTTTGCCTGTGCCTGCTTCCATAGAATGAAAGATATAATGTTGCATCGGTGCTTCGCCATCAAGAATGCGAGCGAACTCGTTCTTGATTCTATCTTGACCCTTGAATTCATCAAGAGTTGTAGGTCTGTGTTTAACCGCCCATACTTCGTCCATGAAATATAGTTCTAATCTTCACTACTTAAACCCTTTCTGCGACAGGAGAGACACGGTTGTTGGTTTTCGGGTAGTATTCTTGTTCTACCGCAACGCTCACACTGTATAGCCATCTTGCGTTCTCGTGGTGTCATAACCGAAATTGGTCGTGTGAATATCAAATCCTCCTTGTCCTTGATTACTTCACGGTCAATATCAAATTGAAAATGATGGGTGTTTATTCCATTTGTCATTTCGACTTTTTCCCGTCCGACGATAACCACTTGTGGATTTTTTGACATAAGAGCCGAAATGCTATTGGGGGAAGGAACATTCTTCACACCTTTGTAATTTTGCAGGTGTTCTGCAATCTGTTCACGAGTGCAAGCACCGTGTTCAAACAACAATTCTACGATTGCTCTACGCACTCGCTTGTTGTTGTTATTGGCTGACACATTCTATGCTATAAGCATTGTCTTTAAAAGACCTACTCTTCCATGCTCAAAAACATAAGAGCGTGAGCAAAGTCACCTTTGTAATCTTTGAAATTAGGATTAGGCTCGATAGGTGGCGGTGGTGGGCTAAAAATAGCGTAAATCACTGGGTAAATAAAAAATATAATGATTATCGCCAAAAACATATTACCAACTCGATGTGATTTCGTTTTCTGTTATTGGTCGGTGGAAATCCCTGCGGAACATAATGTAAGTCCATGCGGGATATTCTACGCCATCTACAAACACTGGTATGAGTTGTCGGCTATACATTCCGAACACATCAACACCCTCAAGCCTGTCAATACGAGCAAGAATCTGCTCATCTATCTCATACAATTCACCTTCGACAGACTTATGGCTCATAATCATGGCAGGGTAATGACCCAAATCCACCAAGCCCCACTGCTTATCAGTCTTTGCTTCTCCAACCAACTTAGCGTCACTTAAGAACGCATTGTGATTAGACTTTCCATTCTTTAGCGTTCCATATACAAACAAGTATTTCATATCCATTCTATCACCTTCTGTTTCCTCTTAGGGAGTTTAGACGGAAGCACTTCGGGTTCGTCACGCCTTATGGCGTTTGAAACCACAACATCATTATTGATGATGATTTCCATGTGCTTGTCTGTTTGTCTAACATCGCTCGGCAGTATATAATCGTTGCTCGACTTCTTCTGTGGGTTCTTGAACTCCTTGACTGGCTTGACACCGTAGGAAATAACTGCTCTCGTGTAATCATCTGCAAGAGTAAACTTGCATCGAGCGAGAATTCTACCGAACTCGATGTCGTTCACATTGGCTTTGAGAAAGGCGTTGACATAAGGGATAGGTAGTTGACCCATCATCTTGAATGCCCTGTCCCTATCAGCCCAACAAAGAACCGCACGAGTCATTCGATACAAGTCTTGCTTGACCTTGAGTTGTTGGTCTACAATGACACAATGTTTGCTCTTATCAGTCAACTTAGGTAGTTTGTTTGTCACGACTACCATTCGGAACGGGACTACATCAGCCCAGTAAATAGCGTCCTTCTCAGTAAAAGTCTGCCTTGGGTGGTAGATAAATGTAGTATTGGGTGCGGTGGGAGAGATTGTCATTTCGCCATACATAGAAATGTAATCGCCCTTTCGATATTTTGTATCGTCATCTGTAAAAATAATTACTCCCATGAAATCAACTCCGAATCATTTTCGATAGCCCAATCAATAAATCGTCGCATTTGATGGGGCGTTAAATCCCACACATCACGCACACTACTTGTCGGGAGTTTGTAATCAGCAACAAGCCACTCATAACCATTACCTTTATTCACAAGCCTAAGAGTTAATCCGTCCTCACACATAGCCTTCGCTAAAGATGGGAATTCGTCAGTATAAATAGGTCTTGTATGTAGAGTTCGTCTACTCTTGTTCCTCCAATCTCGAACCAATATATCCTCTCCATATCCTTTCATAAAATGAATTTAAAAGTGCCTGCCTACTGATACAGATTGAGCAAAACCTCGCTTGAGGATTTGTCAACTGAGCCTTGCAGGTCAAACATCTAATCTTCATCAACTACCTCAAAGTCTGCGTCGTCAATGATGTGCGTAGGTGCTTGTAGCGTAGCCAACCGCAATTGAATTTGGTCAAGATACACTGGTTCGTTCCTAAGAACTTCTACAAGAATACCCATTACCATGTCTACCTTCTTATCTGCCAAGAGCAACTGCGAATCAACACCAATCTCCTTCTTCAATTGACCGATGAGTTTCAAGAACCCTTGAGCCTGTGAGAAAAGTTTGGTGGCATCACCAATGATTTCAGTAGTCAACCCTTCTTCTGCCTTTCGTTCTTCGAGTTCGTCTACCCAACCCACGAGCCTTTGCACGAGATTCTCGGCTACATTAAGAGTGCTGATAGATTCATCACGCAACTTCTCAATACGATTCGCTTCAACTGGGTCGTATTCTAAATGTTCCTCCATGTGAGTTGACACAACGCCCCAATTCCAACGGTATTTAGTCTCCAAGAAAGTTCCCGATATTTCGCCTCGATGAAGTTTGATTTCAACTTCACGACGATTAGCCAAGTTGCATACGGGACAGTCACTCATCGGTAATCCTCCAAAAGTCATATAGTCCTCCCTGTGCGGTTTCGGGGTCGTATTGATATATTTTCACGCTCTCAAACCTATCATCGAGCCTCAAAAGATTGCTCAACTGATTAGTGTTTGAGGGACATCGTTTAGTGTAGTGCGTTTGTAGTTGTTCAAGAATGGTGCTACATCTCATAGGCTCTTCCGAGTCCTTGAGTATTTCGTAGGCTTTGTCACGAGCGAGTCGAAACTTAATTTTGAAAGGCATCGTTAGACCTCCAAACCATTATTTCGTAGCCACCTACTTCAAAAGAATTTATTCTTTTCCACTCATACATGAACCGCTTGTCGCCTTTCAACTTTTGACTCACTTGGTTTTTGCTCGGTATCTCACGCAAAGGGGTGTTAGTGCGTTTGGTTCTAACTGTAAGCAAATAGTTCACGATTTCGTGAACATTCATTTCGCCACCAGTCTCAGTCAAGTGTTCGTGTAGCCAGTCTTTCCATATTTTTTTCTTCATTCTTGTCATTGTATCAACTCCTTGGTTGCCTCTACTGGTTTGTTGCCGATGTAGATAGCGACACCTTTTCGACCACGCCCTGCGTTATCGGACTTTTCCTCCGAATACCACGATTGGTGGAGTAGGTTGTCACTAATCCATCGCTTCGCTGATTGGTAGTCGCCACCAGTAATCATGCGACTTACCTCTTTGATAAGTTGGGAACGGCTCATTTGAGTATTCCAAAACGCAGTCTTGATTAGATTCAAGTCGGAATCCATGACATTTCTACGCATCTGCAAACACCTGTCGAGAATATCTCGTAGTTCATCTGTCATAGAGATGTGAAGCACATCTCCACCGTCGTAGTCCTCGGACATGATAGCATATCCGAGAGCCAAACGACGAAACAAATCAGCCTCGTGGCTTCGCACTTCGGGACGGAACAACCATTCATTGAATCCATCTTCAAAGTAGATTGACTTCGGAGGGTTCATGATGACCTCCATAGCCCTCTCGGTAAAGAAGTTACGAATCTTCTCAGCCATAGCGACGAGTTCTGCTCGCTCGCTTGGACTCATTGATGATTGTCTTGCTTGAGCCTGTTTGTATTTGAGTTCCTTGTCGGGAGTCATGTCAATGTCAATGACAAAGAACCTTCGGTCAAGACCCGACTCCATTTCAAATCGAGAAGGTTGAGTTCCCGCCCATAGAGTGTATCGGGTAGTGTATTCTACCCAACCCGACTTCATTACTTTCTTGACCCTGCCGTTGTCGGTGGAAGTCAAGAGTTGGTTAGTCATGTCAGTGCTATGTT